CTTACACCTTGTGTATTTCCTAAAGTAACTACTGAACTTGATGGTGCTGTGTCATTTAAAAAACTTAAATCATCATATCTAGCTGTAGTATCACTCATAATTAAAACATAATCTTCTGGCGAAGCTGAGTCTGTACCTTTGTGATATACTGCTGGTTTTTCGGCAGAGTTCATATTTTTTATAATAAAATATTCAGGCACAGCCGATAATGAATGTGCTACAGTTCTTCCACTTGTGTGATTTCCAACATAACTTACCATATCAAATCCAGCAGTAGCACTTTCTTTCCAGCACCACGCAACATATTTTTCTGTGTTGGTATTAACTTTATCATTACCATCGATTCTAAAACCATCACTTTGAAAAGCATCTAAAGTATCTGCATCTGTTGTTTCTGATTCATTAACATTAGGTCGCCAATGTTTAGTAGCACCTCTTACAGAATCAAAAACCATATGAGCATCTGCTGAAGTTTCAGCATCTCTATTTTTTATCCAGACCATATCAGGTTGCATATCAGTATCGCTAGGCAAAGTAATTACATGGTCAGCACCCCCATTTCCAGTATATTTAACACATTGAAAATATGCTGTTGGGTCATCTATTGTTGTATAAGCCATTATCCATACTCCGCTAAATTTTTAGTACATATTGCAAAATATCCACTTGGTACTGCGTATTCAAAATTTCCATGACTATCACTATCTGCGTTACCTGATGAAACTGTAAATGCTGGTGAACCACCAAAATTATATTCCATTGTTGAACCACCATCAGTTTTATTATCACTCCAAGCAAAAAAGTAATTTCCTGTTGATGTAGTTGAAGCCGCTACTATTGTTTCGCCACCACTTCCAGCTGATGGATCGCCACCACTTTGCCAAGAACCATTGACAGAAAAATAAATTTTATTATTATCGAGGTCTAAAGCACAGCCAAGAATATCTCCTACTGAAAAATTTGCACCCCAACCAACTGTTGTACTGGTATCTAAAACTAATGCTCCATTACTACCTGAGTAACAAGTAGAACCTGAAAAAGCCATAGTTTCATTTGCTTCTTTTGCTGGTCTGCTACTAATACCCCATTTTAATTGCACATAACCAGCTTGAACTTTAGCTTCAACATACCACTTACCACTAGATACTCCGATTGTTGAAGTAATCATAGAATAGCCAGAAGACGTACTTACTGTCTTACAATTTCCTTCACTAAATGTTCCACCAAAAAAAAAGTTATCTAAAGGATTCATCGTACAAAAATTATTTGTTGGGGTATCCGTTGCTTGATCTACTGCGGCTAAATTTGTTGGCGTCCAATTATTAGAACCATTCGCATCATTACCTAAAGAACTACTATCTTCAAAATCAAGATAAAAACCTGTAGTACCAAAGGTTAAACCAGATACATCTTTAGGTTTCCAAATTGTCGGACTATCTTCATCATATTCTCCAAAAGAAGTTGCGTCAGTTACAGCAGTTCCATCAAGAAATACTATTTCTGCAAGGTATCCATCAAAATAAGTTGACTCACTATTACCAATAATCATAGGATGAGCAGTCGCCCAAGTAGTAGCCAAATCTTCTGATGGGTTTGTATCTGTTGAAAATGAAGTTTCTTCTACGCCATTTATAAATAATCGCATACGATTTCCAGCAGTTGCATCACCAGAATTCCAGACAAAAATAATATTATACCACGCACTACAATCCCTGAACACTCTATTAGTTGTTAAGTTTCCTGTGTCTGAACTTGCATTCCATTGTTTAAAAGTTAATGTATCGCCAGAATTAAAAGTACCAATAGTTCCATAAGCAGATGATTGAAACCTACTCCATAAAGGTTGTGCTGTTCCTAAAACTCCTCTTTTAACCCACATAGAAATAGTCCATGTAGTTCCATTTGAATCTCTAGTACCTCCAGTTTCTGTAAAAGTTCTTGTTAATTTTGGGCTATCTCCATCATTAAATCTTATTGAATTATCTACTGCATATCCACCAGCAGATAAAGTTTGTCCACCTAATCCTACTATTGGAATAGTCATTGATTATATCTCCAATGTTGGTAACTCGCCTAATGGTCTGGATTGCACACCATCTGTTATAGTGTATTTATATAAAGTTTCAAGAGCTGGAGTATTTGAAGCGTTTGTAATTTGTGTTTCCATAGTTGCTTGTTTGGTTCTAACTGAATTTCTATGAGTTGATATTGCACTAGGAATAGCAGTAGATTTTTCTGTTTTTCTAGTAATATACCAATCTGTTTTAGCTAATTCATTAGCAACTGTTAATTTTAAATCTTTAATTAAATTATATTTTAATCCTCTAGTTTTTAAATCTCCAACTTCTAAACCCTCATCTTCATCTAAATCATCTATATCTGCTTGTGTCCAAGTAATATCTTCGTGTTCTTTTGGTGTAGCAGTTCCATAACTACTCGTTACTTCGCTACCATCAAAGTCATAAGAAACATTTGTGTTGATGTACCATTGTTCATCTTTCCTATTAGAATTATCATGGACTATTTCATAAATTCCTTTTGCTTCTTTTTCTTCTACTGTCCATAAAGAAAATATCTTTGGAGAATATTTAACATCATCAATAGTTAATCTTGCAGGATTAACTATTATTTTTGTTATTTCATCGTTTATTACTATTGCCCACATATTTAATCCTATGAAGTTGCCATGTTTAAATTTCTACCCATTTCTTGCCAGACAGCACCATTGTATCTAAAGACATGATGATCGTGTTTTGTTGATACAGCAGTTTCAGTTGGTTCGGTACTTGCCGCAAATTCAAAAACTGTATTCCACCCAATAGAATGAGTACCACCATATTTTATATTTAAAGAAATAAATGCTCCTGTTGCTGGATTAGTAGGTGCAGAGAAAGTCGTATTTTCTGTTGTTAAATGATATGCGTTAGGTGCCGCTTGTGAATCCCAAGCTGTTGCATTTGAAGAAGATGATAATGCTACTTGTGGATAATCTGCTCTGTCGTTTATATTTATAATTCCTGTTCCATTACAAGTTAAATCTATATCTCCATTAGCCGCATCAGTAATTTGAATTGCAGATGAAGCTGTTCCACCATTTGTATTTAAAATTAAATCAGTTGCTCCACCTGTCGTTACAGTTAAAGTTCCAGCACCATTTGAAGTTAAAATTGCCGCCGCCGCACTATCTCCAACCTTTACAGTATCTCCAGCAAGAACAACATCTCCAGTTCCTTTTGGAGTTATATTAATATCAACATTTGTTTCAGTACCAGACGCAGATAAAGTAGGCCCAGCACCAGCCGCCGCATTTGCTATTGTAAATTCATTAACAGCACTTCCTGTTTCTGAAAATTTTAATAATTCTAAAGTTCCATCGCCTATTGCATTTCCATTAACATCTAACATACCACCTAATTGAGGAGAACTATCTCCACTTAAATCAGCAGTAACAGTATTGTCTAACCAATTAACTGTATTTGCTGAATAGTTAAAAGTAGCAAGTGAAATTTGATCTGAACCATCATAAAATTTTAATGTTGGTGTTGTTGCATTAGTTGTGTCTAACCATAGACTTCCAGCCGCTTTACTGCCTGGGGCAGAAGTACCAGCGTTTAAAGTATTTGAAGCATTTAAAATTGTATTTAGTTCGGTACGAAACGCACTAAACCCAATATTGCTTAATGTATAATCTGAAACTTGACTCATATTTTATTTCCATTCATTGTTTATAATATAATTATTATGACTTCAAGCCATATCCTTTAGCCACATAATCAAACGTCCTATTTAATGCCCCAGCACCACTTCCACCAGAACCATAAAAGGTTATTGTAAATCCAGTTTTTGTTTTGCTTGTAATAGTATAATAATCTCCTGATACCATATTTTGTGCCGCTATTCCAACTGCTGGGCTTGCGTAAAATGCGTTAGTATAAGTAATCGCTTTAGCACCAGCAAGACTTGCAACATCTTCTTCACTTTCCAGTCTTTTTTCTAAAGCTACTTTGATTTGCATGCTTGTTACTTCTGGTCTAGCTTTATTATCAGCACTTGTCAATTTTAGCTTAAATTTAAAATATCTTCCTTTAACTGTCGCTTGTTGTGAAATATCGTTGTAAGTTGTAATAGCACCAAGAGAGCTTTCACTTGAACCTACTTGGAGAAAAGCATCACATTTTGAGGGAGCAGTTCCATCAAAAGGACCATGAGCCTCATCAAAAGTAGAAGCTCCACGACCACTATCAAATAAATCCCAAAGGTCATTAACTGATAAAGCAATAGTTGCTTGGAAAGTTGCGTCATAAACTGCGTCAAGAGATATTGTATTATTACCAATGTATTCTCCTGATGATTCTATATTTGCTAAATAATAAGTTGGATTAGCTGTTGAATCTGTTGGTCCACTATCTATTAATCCAGTTGCTGAATCTATATTTCCTACTGCTGAATCCCAAAGTAATATTGTATCTAAAGTCGCTATAAAATTATTATCTGAATTTTGTCCTCTAACACAATCTCCATCAAAAGTTCCCCCCCAATTTTGTCCTGTAATAGCACTAACAGTTTCTTCATTCAAAGTATCAATAGCAACATAGTGTTCAAGTCCTGAAATGTTTGTATAAACGATTGCTTCGTTATCTGATTCATTTGCTAATTTATCAACAGCTTTAATAAGAAATGCACCAGTCTTAGCATTAACAGTTACACTATTTGACTTTCTTCTAACAACTTGTGTTAAGTTTGTTGATGAGTTCCAACCAGCACCACTCGTTACATCTTGATACCTAATAGAATAATAAGAAACATCAAGGTCTGTTACACTTGGCCAAGATAACTGCATTTGATTTGAACCAACCATTGATACTGATAAAGCTGATACATCACTTGGAGTATCAGTTGCACCAACAGTTGTTCTTGTTGCTGTTACATAGCTTGAAGAAATACCCATGCTACTAATTGCTTTTACTCTTACTGTATATTCTATTCCATCAACAACATTTAATTGATGATAGTTTAATACTGTTCCTTTTGATATGACTTTAAAATCGCTTTCAGTAGTTTTTTTAGTTTCAACTTGATAGTATTGAACAAACTTATCTGTACTTGCACCCACTACAATATTTAATCTAGTTAATACAACTCCATCTGAATATTCTACAAGCTCATCAGTTAGAGTAATACTAGCTGGAGGTTGAACAGTTGTAACGCTAGGTAAATTAGTATCAGGAATAGTGGCTACTTGGTTTTGTGTAGTAAAAGTATAATATGATGATTGATACTCTGTCATTTGTAATTCAGTTGTTAAATCTGCATTAATTTGCATACCTTGTATTCTAAATGTTTTTGCTGAAAAACTAGGAGTGCTGTGCGTTATATTAACTAACTCTCCAACCATTAAATCCATACCAGTTGAATCACATCTTAACGCTAAATTAAGATTGTTTCTTGAACGTCTACAAATAACTTCTGCTAACTCTTGTGCTTGATAAGGACTTGTAATAGTAGGAAAATCATATCTTCCCTGTAGTAAAAAACCTGAGTCTGCTGTTTTCATAGTTGCATGTCTGTCAGCACTTGTTAAACCAGAGTCATCTAATGGTGGCCATTGAGCTTCATCAGATTGATAGTTCTTTTCAGGATTAACAAACGTACAAATCACACGATTAAATCTAGAATTTTTATCCATACTGGACAACTTTAATCCACCTATGATATTATCCTCAGTTAAAGTTATACTAGCTGAACCAGTTGTTTCTGATAAAACTTTATATTCTCCATTAGCATAATTAAGATAACCTCTAAAACCTGAAACCATATTTTTTAAATTATCAAGACACTTTTGTTTAGTATCTATAACAGCATTCATATCTAATAAATCAATAGCAGTAGCTGAACCATAAGGAGTAACATCAACATCACATACGTCTGCCGCAGTTTGCCAGTCTGCATAATCTCCATCAAAATAACTGTTTGCAATACCCAAGCCAAATCTAGTATTACGCATATAATCTAACGTGCAAAGAACTGGGTTGTTTGACCACGCCCAAGTTGATTCTGTGTCCTCTCTATGAGAACCAGTACCACCAGTATTAGTTCCATCTAAATTAGGGTCATAAACTTTTCTACCTTTAATAACTGCGTGAACAGTCGGTATTCCCATGTAAGCATCTGTGTGCCATTTAATTTTTAAAGCAATATAACTAATACCTCGCAACCTATGATTAGAAGTCCAATTAGTTAATCCACCAACTGTCGTATTATATGTTTG